ATATAGGTAATAGTTGCAAAATATATGAAACAAGACCACAAAAATGTGTAGATTTTTATTGCCTTTATTTATCTGGTGAAACTGATTTAAAACCAAATAAATGTGGTTTTTTTATATTTCCTGAAAAACTTGAATCAATAGAGCATAGAGTATTAACTATTTACTGCGAGGAACATAGATTAAAAGATTTACCAAAAAAATTATTATCAGATTTTAAAATGTCTATTCTTATACAAAATTATTGGGCTTTTCATATCAGATATAATCAAAACGATAATGATCTAGCTATATTTGATCCTAATGCTTATGGAAATGAATTAAAATTTATAAAAAGAAATAAATATAATGAAATCGGATAAAAATAAAAGATCATATATAATGTCTCGAATTAAATCAAAAAATACTAAACCAGAAAAATATGTAGAGAATTTTCTTAAAAAAAGAAAGGTTAGATATAATAAACAATGTAAATTGCCTGGTAAGCCTGATTTTTTTATAAAAAAATTAAATAGAGCTATATTTGTTAATGGCTGCTTTTGGCACATGCATAAATGCTATAAATTTAAAATGCCTAAGAGCAATGTTGTTTTCTGGAAAAACAAATTAAAAACTAACAAGAAAAGAGATATTAAAAATTGTAATAAGTTAAGAAATATGGGAATTAAAGTTTTAAACGTATGGGAATGTAACTTAGAAAGAATAAGATTATATGCAAGGTAAATTTGATTTTAAAGACAAATATCCTTATAAGGCAGGACACAGAAATATAGATACATCAGTAAAATCAGCAGAAAAAATAAATAAAAACCTTAAAAGAATTTGTAAAATAGTTTTAGTTGAACTAGCCAAATCTTTTCCAGAGGGTCTAACAGGTTCAGAAATAGCAAAAAAAGCTAACAGAAGTCTTTTATCTATAAGACCCAGAACTACTGAATTGAAGCATCAGGGTCTGATTATAGATACTGACAAACGAAGAAAAAATGAATATGACAATACCGAGATAGTCTATAAATTAAGAGATTTATCTGTTATAGATGATTATGGTATTGACATTGAAAAAAGCTATTAGAAGTAAGATACACTTAAGATACGTATCAGAACACTCATGCACAATTTGTTCAAGAACTAACGTACAATCGGCACATATAAGATATTCCGGGGCAGGAATAGGCTTAAAACCGTGTGATAGTTTTGTTGTTCCATTATGCATTGAACATCATAGAGAACAGCATGGAATGAATGAAAGAATGTTTTGGCACTTATATCAAATTAATCCTATAGCAAAAGCGTTAAGCCTGTGCGCATCATCACCTGATAAAAACATAAGGAAAGCCATTTATGAAAAATTTAAAAATCACTTTGACTGGTAGTCTATTTTATATAATTTTATTGATAGTTGTATTTATTGCAGGTACTTTTTATCCTAATTTTCTAAAGGTAAGAGAAATACAATATAATTTAGAAACCAAATATATTGAAGAAGCTAAACAAATTGCGTTATTTGAACCTGAGTTTGCTTATGAAACTAATGAACAATTCATATCGGCTTTAAAAAATTGTATTAATTTTATTAATCTCGGTTTACATAAGTATGAAAGAATACCGACAGAACTTATTATTGCACAAGCAGTTTTAGAATCAAATTACGGTAAATCAAGATTTGCAAAGCAGGGAAACAACTTATTTGGCATAAGAACTTGGAATTTGAATGAAAAACACATAAAACCATTTGATACAAATGATCAAACATTTGGTATAAAAGTTTTCAAATCTAAGTGTTCTTGCGTAAGATATTACATAAAAATACTTAATAATTCATCAGCATTCAAAGAATTTAGAAAAATGCGTAAAAAAATGCTAGATAATAATTATGTAAATGTTTTATCACTTACTCAATACATATCTAAATTTGCAACCGATAAAGACTATGTAAAAAAGGTTCAAAGAACCATTAAAGAACTTAGAAAGTGAAAGAATATCAATTACAGATAAAGTTAATAGAGTTTCTTAAATCAAAAAAATTAAGCAGAATGAGATATTTTCATGTGCCCAATCAAGGCATAAGGTCTTTTAAATATAATACATTATTGAAAAGAATGGGTTTAAAATCTGGCTGCCCTGATTTAATACTTGAATTTTCTAACGGCAGAATAGTGTATATTGAGCTTAAGAGCAGTAAGGGCACATTATCTAGAAATCAAAGAATATGGCAAAATGTTAGCAAAACCTTAAAAACGCCTCATTTTGTATTAAAAGGAAGTTTTTTAGATGTACAAAAAAAACTAAACGAGATAATAACTAAATTTTACTAACTAAAAAGGAGATAATATGAAAGAAGAGCTAACTAAGTTTCATGCTTTACAGTTATTCACTGATACATGGGCAGCTGAAACTTTACATTTAACAATGGAAAAGAGAGGTATTTACATAAGTTTAATATGTTTTTCTTGGACAAAAAATGCTGTTGGAATAACACTCGAACAGGCTTATCAGATATGCCTTTGCAGAACAGATGAATGCAAAAAAAATGTTCAACAAGTTTTGACAGAATTTTTTAAAATATTAACAAAAAATGACAAAGGTGATACCGTTTATCAAAACAAAAGATTATTGAAAGAACACGAGTATTTAATTAATAAATACAAGAAAAAATCTATATCTGGCTCTAAGGGTGCTGAGGTAAGATGGAATAAAAATACAACTGCTAATGGCAAAGACATAGCTCCTATACCTAAACCTATACCTATACCTAAAATAAATATAAATGACTTGTTTGATAGCTTCTGGAAATCGATTAAATACAAGAAAGGTTCAAGATTTTTAGCTTTTCAAAGGTATCAAAAATATTGCACTGAAATTGAACCAGCTGAACTTGCAAATAAATATAACAAATATGCATCTTCGGTAAAGGACAAACAATTTCAAAAGCATGTTTCTACATGGATCAACCAAAAATGCTTTGAAGACGAAGAAGAAACTAAATCTGAATTTGCCTTAGAAGAAAAAGTAACTTTTGAATATAATGGTAAAATTCTAAGAAAGATTGGAGAAACAGGCTTTTATTACGACTTGGTAGATGATGATGGTAATAGATTTAAGAAACATAAGTTTGCTAAAGAACCGATTACAGCAAATTAAATATTTGTTTTTTTAGCTCTAAAGCTATATTTTTTATCATCAAAGGTGGAACCGACATTCCGCAAACATATTTTACATCGTGATTACAAAAGTTAAAGTCGTCCGGAAAACTTTGAAGTCTAGAAATTTGCTTTCCAACTATTTTTACAGGCTTTTCATAATGATATATAATGCCACCTGATGTTATTGTTGGACACGGAAGGTTAGGGTGTACTTTTAAATTTGAAAAATATGATGTTGAATTAAAGACCATTTTAGCTGCGTCACTAAAATTTTTACCCGGCTTTGTTCTAAGCCATAAATCATATTGTTTGCTTTTCTTATCTATTGTCTTATCTGATACCGGTAAATCGTTTATTGCCTCTTTAACAGTTATTGTCTTAAAGTTAAACATCATTTTTAATTTAAAATTAGATGGCATTTTTTCGTAAATATCATTTCTTATGCCTATAAAAAAGACCCTCTGTCTAGCTTGAGGTACTTGCATGAACTTAGAATTTAATAAAAATACTTGAACATGATAACCTATTGATTTATAATACGCCAAAATTTTTCTAGCATAATTTTTTGCTTTAGACATAATTAAACCCTTTACGTTTTCTGCTAATATAACTTTAGGTTTTATTTTGTTTGCAAAATCCAAAAAATGAAAAAAAAGATCATCTAGTTTCTGCATTTTCTGACCCTCTCTAAATTTTTTTTCTACTCCCCAAAACTTTTCTCTCTGAGTAGAAGCTGTACTAAATACAGAGCATGGTGGAGAACCGTCTAGTATGTCTATATCATAAAGTCTTTTGTCTATATCTTTTTCTATTAAATCTCTTATATCACATTGATAAAATATTGTAGGATTGTGATTATTTTTATAAATTAAAGCCATCTTAGGGTCAATTTCATTTCCGCCTAATGATGTGAATCCTGCTAGTTTATATCCCATTGTTGATCCACCACCACAACAAAAACAAGAAAATACTTTTAGATTATTTTTCTCTACATTTTTAATGTCAGAAAGATTCCATTTAATCAAACTCATAACCGCAGCTCGGACACTTTTTAGAAGCCTTTAAATTGTCTTCCGTTATTTCACTATCTTCAATATTATCGTCTTTGTCTTCTACTTTGTTTAATAAATTATCTAGCTCATCTACATCAAAACCGGTATTCATAAGCTCATAATTATTTTCAAGAATGCTGTCTAATTCTAATTGTAACTTTTCAAAATCCCAATAATTATCCTGCGCAACTTTATTATCTGCTATTCTGTATGCTTTTGCTTGTACTTCTGAAAGATCAGCTATTACTATTGGAACTTCTTTGAGCTCTAGTTTTTTTGCTGCTTCATATCTGGTATGTCCTACTATTATGACAAATTCCTTATCAACAACAATGGGTTGTTGAAATCCAAATTCCTTTATAGAGCTCGCAACCTTGTCTACATTAAGATTTTTTCTAGGATTATTTATATACGGTAATATTTTAGATAGTTCTATATTTTGGATTTTCATACCTTATACCATTGATAATTCAATGTTAGCTCTTGTCCTTTCTTAATATCATTAATTGTTTTAACAAACCACCTATTATTGAATTTTTTCTTTTCACAATTAGCATTTTCTGAATGATTTATAAATCCACCTAAAGGTGTTCTTATTAAGTCATTTTCTACCTCTAAATGAGACATTCCTATAGTATGGTTTTTTTCTATATCAATTAATGCAAATATTCCCAAACCGTGAATTTTAGAGCTTTTAATTGTTAAATAAAAAGGCAATGGCTTATATTTCATGTGAAACTTATATACTAATATAAAAAAAGCCACAACCCATCACAGATTGTGGCTTAATTTAGTTACGCTGCTTTATTAATGTTTTTTTGTAAGTTTTCTATATAATTGACAGCTTTTTGTGCCATAGCTGATGCTTTAAAGAATAAATCAGGCTTTTCTTTTATTCTTCCTAGCCAGATGTTTAGATATTGTGCTGCATGTTCAGTTGGAGCGCTGTTAATACCAAGCATCTGAGTCTGTATCACAGAACCTAATTCAGCAACTAACTCCTCAAAAGCATACTTGTGAACATCATCAAAGTATTTAGCTTTATAACTTCTGTCTAATCTTGATTCATGACCAGTCCAATGAGTTAGTTCGTGAAGTAAAGTTGCATAATAGTTAGAAGTAGCAGAACCACCAGACTTTGTGCTTTTAAAATAGTCTTTTGAAACCATTCCAATATAATCTTTAGACGGAACATAAAAACAAGCATTTTTATATTTTTGATCGTCTATTTTTATATCAGCACCTGTGTTTTTAATATATTGTTCAACACTAGGTAATTCTTCTGCTTCACCTACAATAGGGTCTATATCGTCTTCAATCAAATCAGTTTGATCTAAGTTAAATACATAATAGAATTTACAGATCAGAGATTTTTTATATAGATCGCTTCCGTTGTCGTCTTTTTCACCTGTTTTGTATTCAGTAGGTTTCCAGAAAACAACTTGGCAGCCCTTTTCACCCTTTTTAACTTTACCACCTTTTTCCTTTATTTGATTGAAAGTAGCAAAGGTTTTTTGTTTATAGCCTTTGTCCAACATTTCAGACCAAAGAATAAATGTGTTTATACCTTTGTAATAAGTACCTCTAATATTCTTAGGCATTCCACCAATTTCATTCCAAGGCTTTGTCCAGTTCTTACCAGCACTTTCCATTTGCTTGATAATCTTTTGAACAATCTTTTCTTGTATTTGTTGTGTTTTCATTATTTACCACCTTTATAGTGTCCAAGTTTTTCTAACACGTCCATTAAAAATGAATTACACTCGTAAGAATCTTTCTCACAATATCCATTTAAAATAAGAACTTTCTCAACTGCATTAGTAATGTCTAATGAAGTATAAGACTTAGATTCAGCAAGAAATTTTCTAGTATCACTTACTGGTAGTGTTTGCTTTGCTTTAGCTTGTCTTTCTAATTTCAAATCTAAAGCAATTTCTTGTATTGTATTTAGTTTAGTCATTTTTTCTCCTTTTAGTTATAAGTTTTATTTATGTTATTTTTAATACAGAAATCTCTGAAATCATTATATTTCATTCTGTATTCTCTATTACTTCCAGTTATTTCCTCTATTTTGTTTAAATGTTTTGCAGTTGTAACACTCCAAACATTTTCACATACATAAGTATCAACTGAATTTGTAACCGCTACACAAGTATTATAAGAATAATAAATTGTTTTGTTACCTTGCTCTACGTAGTAAAGACTTTTATTATCTATTTGTTTTTTCATTTTTTCTCCTTTTTTGTTAGTTTTCATAATTAAAATTATATGCTTTTTGAATAATAAGTAAATAGTTTTTATTAGAAATTATTAATTTTTATTAATGAAATAAGCTAATAATACCAACATTTTTAGCAAGAACATAATGAGAACATAGTTTTTTTCGCTTAATTTGTTAATATATTTGAATAAAATCTAATAAAAACCCTTATTTTATAGAAGTTTTACTTTTTTTCGTTTATAAAAAAGGAACTATGGATAATGGTAGACCAGAATACGAAAAAAGCGAAGAAAGCATTAAAACCGTTGAAGCTCTTTCTATAGCCGGAGTGCCTCAAAAGATCATATCACAGATACTCAAAATATCAGAGCCAACTCTCAGAAAGCATTTCAGGAACGAACTTGACACTTCAAAAGCAAGGGCAAATGCTGTAATATCACAGGCTTTATTTAAAAATGCTAAAAATGGAAATGTTGCTGCGCAAATATTCTGGTTGAAAACACAAGCAGGTTGGAGAGAAACTAATCATTATGAACTTACAGGAAAAGACGGAGAAAAACTCTTTGATGAACCAAAACAACTTATTGAAATCAGAAGAGTATTTGACGAAATTAACTTTACCGAACCAAAAAATATTACTAAATCACCTAAATTGGTTCAAGACGGCAAGAAAGAATCAACAGACGCCAAAAGGTAATTGGAATACCTGGTTGGTATTAGCTGGAAGAGGTTGGGGAAAAACTAGGACAGGAGCTCAAGATATTGCTTTTTATGGTTTAACAAAACCTAATTCTAGAATAGCAATAGTAACTCCTACATTTGGCGATGCTAGAGATACATGCGTTGAAGGTGTATCTGGCTTGTTATCGTGTATTGATGCTGATTTAATAGATAACTGGAACAGGTCTATTGGTGAACTTAAATTAAAAAATGGCACAATTTACAAAACTTTTTCTGCTGAACAACCAGACAGATTAAGAGGACCACAATTTCATAGAGCGTGGTGTGATGAACTTGGTAGTTGGAGAGACCCTGAAACTTATGATCAATTATTATTTGGTTTGCGTTTGGGAGATAAGCCACAATGTATTATTACAACTACACCAAAACCAACAGATTTATTAAAAGGTTTATTAAATGCAAAAGATATTCATATAACTAAGGGAAGCACTTTTGATAATATAAAAAATTTAGCAGAATCGGCTGTACAAAAATTAAAAGAAAAATATGAAGGAACTAGGTTAGGACGACAAGAATTATATGCAGAAGTTTTAGAAGATGTCGAAGGAGCATTATGGAACAGAAAAATGATACAGGAAGCATTATTAAAAGATGGCGAAAAACCTAACGAATATCCGCGAACGGTAATAGCTATTGACCCAGCAGTAACACAATCAAAACAATCTAATGAAACCGGTATTGTGGTAGCTTCAAGAGGCGAAGACAATAAGTTTTATATCAGAGAAGATTTATCAGGACGTTACTCTCCTGATGCATGGGCAAGAGTAGCTGTTGAAAATTATTACAAGTATGAAGCAGATAAAATAATTGCAGAAGTAAATAATGGTGGAGATTTAGTTGAAAAAGTTGTAAGAACTATAGATATGAATGTTTCGTATAGAAGTGTAAAA